ATGTCAGCAAGCATCTTGACTACGAGATTTCCTAATGCCATTTATTTCCTTCCTGGCTTTATGATTTTACCAAGCTTCAACCGGTTGATTCCCTCGAGATCCGGCCTATTACTGGTCTGTTTTAACTGCAGCTTACCACTTTCAGGAATCAGCCTGTAATATAAAAGCAGCTGTTGATAGCTCATCTTCTTCAGGATATACTCTCTGGTTGCCCAGGGATACCAGTGGCCCATCTCCGCGAATATCCGGCCGAGTTCAATCTTTACTTTTTTTTTAAGCTCTTCGTATTATCCTGTTTCCCGCCTATCCCAAGGCCGTCCAGGATGAGATTCACGATTTTGTCAATCAGGCGCATCATTTGAAAGGCGTTCACGTTCTTCCGGATCCACTTCTCATCAATGCTGTTATCCGCTTCATGCAGCATCTTGACCACAATATCCTGAAATATGATTAACAGCTTACGTTTGGAATAATTCTCATCCAGCTTGAGCTCATCAAACTTCTCAATCACATCAAGTGCAATCTCAAAGGGAATGTTTGAAATATTAATGTCCTTGTTTGCAATGCGGATAATGAGCTCGTCAGGCTTTAGCGTTTTCAGATCTATAATTTCAGACATTATTTTCAGCTTCCTTATTCTGTACTTTGCTCGTCCACTATTTCATAGAGCTGGTCGCCAACAGATCTTGATACGTCGACTTTCCCCACGAGATTGATCGGGTTCACCATCACGTCCTCTGACTCGTCGGATGGAAACTCAAATGTGATCCCTTCTTCAATCGATGCAAAATATACAGTTACCTGCAGTTTCTTTCCGTTCTCATCGGTATTGGTAAGCCTCACCACTTTCGGATTGATGGTCTTCTTCCCACCAGAGGTCAGTTTCTTACTTGCGGCCGGAGTGTAATCATAGTGACAGTTGCAGAATCAATGATGAAAAGCCCTGATTCCCCGCGTTCATTCATACCGACATAATAGTCAGTATCCTCAACAAGAGCGCCGTCCATGCTACCGGTTACGCTGTCAGGCGTAATCTGGGAGTTGTCCCCGGTCTGTTCATCAAACTTGATGAAATCGTTATAGTGCCAGTCACCAGAGTTCACGACCTGGTTGTGGTCCTCTACAAGGGTTCCGGCAACCGTGGAATACTCGTCGATTCCGCCCCTGATCTTGTCCAGCATCTCCATATCGATCTCTATCAGCTGACCGGTGATCGCTACCCGCTGATTCTTTATATATTCTTTGATCACTCCCGCATTGTCCGATTCAACCTCAACCTTATCAAAGCTCTCAGCAAGCGCTATCCCCCGCATGGCGCCGAGATCCTCTAATGCTGCAATGGTATCTCCCACCTCCATCTTTTCAGAGCCAAACTTTACCGCCCCTGGCCTTTGAATTTGTGTTTGTGACATATTTTATACCTCTCTGTAAATGATTTTATAATCTGCAGGGATATGATATATCCCTGTCTCAGGATCATATATATCAAAGCTATTCAGAAACACGATCTGTATTACCTTTACCCCTGAATCCCCTCCCATTTTACCCTTGTACCTCTGCAGCACTTCCTTCCCCGCATTTGTAAGGGCCTTTGCCTCCGAATATGTTTCCGCCCAGCTGCTTAATTGAAAGCGCGGATATGCTACATCAACCTCATGCTGTACAGGATTCGATACCTGAAAATATGAAAGAGCCGGCAGCGGTGTGTCCTGGGGAAGGACAATAGGATATACTCGGGTCCCGACAATGTCCGTGATCAATGTCTGATTTAGCAGATATATTTTCAGTGCCTCTTCAATGGTCATTTTCCCGCCTTATTAATTACCTGTTTATATGCATTCCTCAATCTGTTTTTTATCTTCCTCTCGTTCTCATCGAATGCCGGCCGTATGTATGGATGAGGGGCATGATAAACTCCTTTTGGATATTCCCATCCGTATTCCTGGGATGCGAGATAATATTTATCTCTTCCCACCTGAAATTCAGGATGTCCACCTTCTACTCCGACCACAATCCCGATCACGCCCAGCTCGTTTTTCCAGATCCTCTTTGTGATCGCGTTTTCGATTTTATGTTCGTCTTTGGGGCATTTTATCTTCATTATCCGGACCAGGTTGTCCGCTTCCTCGATTAATATGTTTTTACTTACCATATCTAGCTCTCTTATAAGGTGCTTACAATTGTTCTTCAGCTCTTCAAATCCTTCTATCTTGATTGTCACTTTATCCATTGACCGATTCCTTTACCATCAATTGAAGCTCCCTGTTTTTCTCCTCCGGATTAATCACGGATATTATCTCAAAAATGCGGCTGCCATATTTGACCCGCATCTTTGGATTTATGTCGGCAAGATACCTGATTGTGATCTTTGCCGTGACCTCCGCATTGATCTGCTGAGATTCCCAGAATTCCCTCCCCCTGATCGGCTCTATTGAAGCCCAGACCGTTGCATAATCAGACCATGTCTTTGTCATTTCCCCATAGCTGTTCTGGGATTCGGTATAATATTGTATCGTTATTTTATGCCGTAATTTCCCCGCTCTCATATGGGCACAATCCTTTCCAATCCCAGGAGCGCCTTTACTGCAAATGGGACCTCCTTGAGCTCCTTCACGTCTGTCACCTCCCGATGCTCATACAACTCACCTATCAAGACTTTGATTGCCTGTTTTACTTTCGCAGGAACCGTGTCTGCAGTATCCCCATAGCCTGCTTTGAATTCGATGATCACTCCATTTACCGGCCGCAATGTTTCAGAAGGCCATGACTTGCCATATCCGAGTGAGATCCTTCCTGGTTGATTATATGTATCAACCTCATAATCATCTGATGAAAATTCCTTCTCCGTTCCCTCTGTATCATAGTATTTGATGCTCGTAACTGATTGAAGAGGAGGCAATGGAACTCTTATGATTCTTTCACTGGTTCCAACACTATCCGTTATCAATATTTGACTAAGTGAATATGGTCTTAAACCCTCTCCTGGAAATCTGTCAAGTGCCAGCTCCCATGTCTGCGTAATGTAGGCTCTATTCTGATATCCTTCACAATACAGTTATCCTCAGGTGACTTTTCGCCTCTGCGAGTGTAATCGGCTCTGCTGCCGGTTCTGTAATCAGTTTTAATCCCATCTATTCATTTATCCTTTTTGGATTCATTTGAGCGCGAGACAGCTTTTTCTTTTGGTTCAACAACAGCAGTCTCTATAGTATTTGCTTTCTTTTCACCTTTCTTATAAGGCTCTGCTTTGCGTGAACGTAGAAGCATTGGAACATCCTTTTTCTGCACCTCCACCACCTTTCCAGCGTAGGCAGCTTTGCCGTCGATTACTGTATTTCTCAGCATTCTCATCTTCATACTTTTACTCCTATGATTTTGATATGGAGCCCTCTTTATGAGGGCCCCAGTTATTTTCGTATCAAGCATCAGGTAGTTTCGGCATCAAGGATTACCGAGAAGCTCTCTCCATGGCGCACAGCGACATCAACATCCTGAAAAGCGATTACTCGGACAGTGCCGGTTGTTCCGCCTGTATATGGATCAACAAGAATATCGAGCGTTCCCCATTGTCCGATGATTAGGTCTCCCCAGTTTCCGAAGAAAATCGCTGAAAGATCTGTTCCGGTTCCCTTTGTCAGGTCTGATTTGACCTGGTTGGATACGAGTGATCGATATCCGTTCAGAGGAGCAGTTTGAACGCCACTTTCCCATACGAATTGAAGCTTGCCGCGCACTTTTGCATTGGTGATATAAGATAGAGCGCCGATATCGGCGTTATCTACCGCAACCTCCGTCTCAAGACTGACGATATGCGCCCAGGTTGGAGGTCCACCATCCGTTCCGATAGCAACGATTGCCACGCCGGTCTGGTTTACAACTCCTTTCGGCTGGTTGTCTGCTCCGGTTCCGTGGAGTGCTGCCAGGTCGATTGCGAGGGCCAAAACTGTAGCAAGATCATTTCTGACGAATGCCTCGACATCGATGGATGCCTGCAGCAGAAGCTTCCGGCTTATGTCAGTAAATGCACCTACAGTCTTGGGAGCGAGTGGGACCTGGTCAACTGCCTGATCGGCTTCGGTTGGAGCATTACCCTCGGCCACCCAGTAAGCAGTTGCACCGCCGGTCTGTCGCGGGATTGCGATATCGCCTACCAGCCCGGTCAATACCCAGGCACCGGCTGACTGCACTACCATCTTGTTTCGCAGGAGCTCGATGAAACTTTGTGCAAGCAGATCTGTTGCTTTCAGATATCCTCCCTGGGCAAGCACACCGATTGTCAGATCACGCTTTTCGGCCATCAGGTTGCGCTGATCGGCTGAAAGCCAATCATAGGGAACGAAGAATCCCCGAGGTTCCGTTCCCAGCTTTTTCATCACGGCATCGCTGGCTTCCTTCTCGAGCATTGCATCACGCCAGTTTCCGGAAGCAGCCGCCCTGATGGCGCGAATGAGACTATACTGCTGGATCTCATTTCCGCCCATGCCGATGTTGGGATCCTGTGAAGGCTGCAGGTCGCCGGCCTGCATTCCCGGTGTCGATTGATTCGGTGGAATACCAGCTCGCTGCCGCTCGATCTCCTGGGCATTCCGGATCTGCTCGTCGAGATCTGTAACCTGCTCCTGGAGGCTTTTGTCCTCTGCCCGCTCCTCATCGGTGTATGTACGATCTTCCTCTGCTATCTTGTCGAGAATAGCCTGGCGCTTTGCGAGCAGCTCGTCTTTTTTTCTCATCAGAAGTTTTATGTCTATTTTCATAATTCCATCTCCTGTTTAATAGATTTTCGCATCCGCTGAATATTGTCCCTGGATTCCTCCGGATCCGGCATGTTCCTAAGGGCCAGTTCCTTGCTTCGAGCGATTACGACTGTTTGTTTATAAGCCGGATAACTTACCGGCGAATAATCGAAGATTTCTTGAAACTTTATTATTTCACGCACTTCGATTTCTACTCCATCGAATTGCTCCCAATACCAGTTGTCACCGTTCCGAGCGATCTCAAAAGCGAAAGACATTTTGTCTATTATGCCGTTTTGTATTGCCTCATAACCGTCTCTTCCTGAAAACTCCCTTTTCGTCTTCCTTGATTTCAAGAGTTCCATTCTTCTTTGCAGCCATTGGCTGGTCGGTTTCATGGTTCCAGAGTACCAGCTCATCGCTTCTCTTTAACGCTTCCGTTGCCGCGCCTTTTCGGATAATTTCCTTGAACCACCAGAGGTTGGCGTATTTTTCATACACAATCAGATATCCCTCTATGATCATTTTTCCGTCTTCGGTTTTGGAAGCCCTCATCTCCTGGATGGGCAAATATCTCCGCTCTACAGTATCATCGATGGATTCCTCTTCTTTAGCTGCTTCAAAAGTGCCTTCGTGTTCTTTGCAATGATCTTTTGCATCGCTTTCAGACCACGCGTCTATCGGATATCTCATCGATTGGAGTTCGCTTTCGTCTGGTCCTATTATTCCGAACACGAAATCTATGCATTTTCCATCATGCTTCTTGTAACAGTTTTTTCTTGCATAGTTTTTATAATTCGGTGGCTTAAGCCTGCATGAATGTTCATTTTTATAAGGCATTTTATTGACCTCCTATATTTCTGCCATTATTCCGCAGTCGCATCCGTCATGATACGGCGGATGGCTTCGGTTGCTTGTAACTGTCAATGGTTCATCAGCCCCTTCAGGCTGAAATTCTCCTTGCTTAAGAAAAAATTGATCTATACCAATCACCATCCCATCAAGGGCATTACAGTATGGGCAGCTCTTTCCAAAAGATACCGATACGATCTTTGTAATCCCTGCGAGGGCAAACACTGATTTTGCAAATGCGCTCTCTGCTCTTACCGTTTCCCGCATGGATATCTTGCCTGGCCTCTTCTCCTCCCATTCCGCAAGCCTTCTCTCAATCGCTTCCTCTTCATTCTCTTTAGCTTGCTGTGCTTCTCTGATAACTGATCTTAGCTGTCCTTGAGAGGATTTTATATGCCGGTTTACAAAGTATTCCCTGTATTCTTTTTCAAAGTTTGAGTATTGCGGAGAAATATCCAATGAGCTGTTTATCTCCTCCTGGGCTACTGGGAGCACCGCATCTGCATAGTTTGAAATTAATGGAGCTGAAAGCGCATCTATCTCTTTTCCGAAATTCTGATAAAAAGTATCAAGCCAGGTATTAAATTCCGTTATTCCCTTTTTTGAAAGCATTTCCTTCATTGCTTCACGAATCGCATCCGTTTCCTTTTTTACAATCTGCTGTCCATAGTCATCAAACTTTTTCTTGTATGCGATAGTTATCTTCCGCCGCAATGCACTGCTTCTTTTTTGAATGATTTTAATTGCGCTCTTTTCTATATTTGATTTGTCTTTGTTTTCGATAGTGAGCTGCTGAGGACCTATTACTTGTTCTTTGTTTAACATATTCAAAGGAACAAGAAATACTTTGCCAAGTCCATTCGGCTGAAAGTTCATATCTTCAAGGTCGAGCACATCATCTGCGTTGAAAACCCCCCGGTCCAGCATGGCTCTATAAAATTCTGTCCTTGCTTTGATATCTCCCCTGAGAAGTCCTTTCAACTCAAATTTGATGTAATGGTCTTTTCTTTCCTCTTCATCGAAAAATGCAATGTTCATCGATTGTTCTATTTGTGTGGTGAGAGAAAGAAGGGAATAAACGACAAGCTCTATTTCCATCTGCTCGATATTATTAAATGTTGCGCGTGAAAGATCTCTGATAATATGCGGTGGAAGGTTTGTCCAGCGAGCCACCTCCACTACTGAAAATTGACGTGACTCGAGTGCCTGCGCCTTATTTGCATCAATATCTACTGTTTTAATATCATCTATCCCAGAAATGAAAATTGCCTTCCAGTTTTTATTAAGGCCTCCATATTTCTCATTAAAATCTTTCTGTAATCCATTTCGAGTTTCTTCAGTCATTGGAGTATTGATTCTTGCGAGTATGCTGGGATGAATCCCATTTCCAAAATATGTCGCTGCAAACTCATCCTGAGCTTTTGCAAGTCCAAGCGATTCTCGAGCATAATAAATGATCCCCTTTCCTTGTACTCCATCCAGACTGATATGTGGAATATGAAGCACCAGGTCCCTGGGTAAAGATATCAGCTGTGGAATCGTAGATCCTGCTTTCATGTAGCTGAAAATCCTTTCCTCATTTGCTGGATCAGGCCAGGTCCTATCCGGTAGCAAGGGAATAAGCTGCTGGTTTTTATAAGTTAATCGATTGATATATGTATACCAGTTGCCCCAGAGGTATTTATGCATAATTGATGTATAAATCCACTGCCAGGAGGTCATATTGCTCTCGTTCGGTCTATTGTGTAATCGATCATAGAGCGGGTGCTCATATGCTTTTACTTTTTCTCCATTCGGTAATCGGCGATAAATCACTTTCGGCAATGAAGCGATCGTTCCCGCAAGAAAATTTAATGCCGAGAAAAGTGACGATATCGTAAGTGATGTAATTTCATTGACACGCGTGCCGGCTATTGTCATTGGTCCGTGTGTCCAATTTAATCGTTGATCTTTATCCCATCCCCAGAAAGCACGTACTGCAGCAAAAAATCTTTTTGCCAGATTCATATTGCCCACACTTCTGCCTTGATTTTTTTATCTTCATGCCGTATTGCACGGTCCAAGGCCATTATCAATGCGACCATGCCATCGATTCTTTCTGTCGATTTTGATTTATCCGGCTTTATGTTCTCAGCCGGATCTGTCTTCACAACCATGTTGTCTGCCATCCATCGAAGGACCGGATTATCTCCGTGCCGGATCTTGCGGGACATCACCAGCTTCAGCAGCTCCTTTGTCGGAGGGGACATAGACTTGAATCCCTGTCCGAACGGAACCATCGTGAATCCCTCCGCCTCAAGATTTTGAGATATCTGTACCGCTCCCCACCTGTCAAATGCGATTTCCTTTATCTCAAAGAATTCAGCATCTTTTTTGATGTCTTCCTCGATTGTGGCATAATCTATGACATTCCCGGGTGTCGCCTTAATAAATCCTTCACGCTCCCAGACATCATAATCAACCTTATCTCTTATGGACCGCTCTATTATGTTATCCTCTGGAATCCAGAACCGCATGAGAACGTCGAAATATCCGTCTTCACTTGGAAATATTTTTGCAAATGCGGCTATGTCAATACAGCTCGCCA